GTGAACTTTGGACAACTAGCTAGTGATAGGGCAGCCTATAGACTAGCTGACCAATATGACCAAGATGTTCTTGGTTATTTAAGTGGTTTTAAGCAGTCTGCACTACACAGTGCTGCTGATACCGCAAATACCACAGTTAACGGTTCTAAAGCTGTATCAACTGCAGGTACTGATGAACTTCTTACTTCTATGAAGTTAGATGCTTCTGACTTTACCGATGGTTCTGGTACTGCTGGTTCTGCAAGTAACTCTATTGGTCTTCAGCCAAGGGGTCCGGGAGCAACCGACTTAACACCCGCTGCTGGTACAACTTTTCCATTGACAGTCGTTGCTCGTATGGCAAGACTTCTTGACCAACAAAATGTTGATTCTCAAGGTAGATGGCTTGTAGTTGACCCAGTGTTCATGGAAGTATTAAAGGATGAGGATTCTCGTTTATTTAATCAAGACTTTGGACAAGCAGGTGGATTACGAAGTGGTGAAGTTATAGGTAACTTACATGGTTTCCGTGTATTTTCCTCTAATAACTTACCATCTATCGGAACTGGTCCGGGTACTACAGGTGGAACGAACTCTTCTAACTTTGGTATCATCGTTGCTGGGCATGATTCCGCAGTGGCTACTGCCGAGCAAATTAACAAAACCGAAACGTATCGTGACCCAGATTCGTTTGCAGACATCGTGCGCGGCATGCATTTATATGGCCGCAAGATTCTGCGACCCGAAGCCTTGGTTTCTGCACGTTACAACCTCGTTTAAAAGGAGATTGAATTATGGCATTAGGTGATAATACAACCTCTGTAGCAAGAGGTAGTTCAGCAAGAGGGCGACAGCCCTATATGATTCAAGCCGACTTGAATTTTGAAACAGCGGTAAGCGATAAGGGTACAGCCCTCGCTGCTAATGATGTGATTCCGGGTCTAACTATTCCTGCTAATACTCTCATTCTCGCTGCTGGCTTTGAGGTAACAACTGCTCATGCAGGTACTTCAACCGACACCGACTTTGATTTTGGTATTACAGGTGGTGACTTGGATAACTTTGTTGATGGTTTTGACTTTGACGGGGCTTCTGTCGGAGACTACGCTTTTAAGGCAGGACAAACTCCTGTTCTTATTGGTGGTACTTCTGATACCATTGACGTTGAAATTCAAGCAATGACAGGTACAACAACAGGCGGTGTAATCCGTATGTTTGCTGTCTGCATGGACGTAGATGATATGGGTGACATGACTGCTAATGAAGTAGACCGTGACACACTTGCGTAAATAATTTGGGTGGGGCAGGGCAACTTGCCTCATTCACTTTAACTAAAGGATTAACATGGCATACGATTACTTAGGCATTACTAATGAAGTTTTAGCTAGAATGAATGAAGTCGTATTAACTTCTTCAGGATTTTCTTCTGCAAGAGGCTTTCAGATACAATGTAAAAATGCAGTAAACGATGCTATTAATTATATTAATCAAAGAGAATTTGGATGGCCATTTAGCCATGCAACACAAACTGAAACACTTGTAGCAGGAACATCACGATACAGTATTCCCACAGGAACACAGCATGTAGATTACGAAACATTTAGAATTAGTAAGAGTGATAGCCTTGGAGTTTCAGGCACAACTTTACGGATAATAGACTATAAAGAATATGTGGATAAATATATTGACCAAGAAACTACATCTGATGTAGGTGCAGTTCCCATATTTGTAGCTAGAACTCCTGATAATAATTATGTATTGTATCCATACCCCGACAAAGCATATACTTTAAAATACGAATATTTTTCTAAACCTACAGCATTAAGTGCAGCTACGGATGCACCTAGTGTTCCTGAACAATTTAGACAAGTAATTGTAGATGGTGCAACAGCATATTCTTATCAGTATAGAGGCGAAGCACAACAATATGGTATTAACTTTTCTCGTTTTGAAGAAGGCATAAAACAAATGCAGTCTATTTTACTTAACCGTACATATTATGTTAGGTCAACTTACATGCCACATTCTCAAAGACACGGTATGCATGTAGCAAGTTTTTAGGAGAAATAAATGGCAGATGAAGCTCAACTAAGTCCATTTGTTTTTGCTTGTCAAGGTGGGCTTGTATTAGACTCTTCTACATTTGCTATGCAACCGGGAATGGCTTTAGAGTTACAAAACTTTGAACCTGATATTAGAGGTGGCTATAGAAGAATAAGTGGATACGCAAAGTGGAATAGTAATATAGTTCCACAAACTTCAAGTTCTACTGAAAAAGTTTTAATGTCGGCATACTTTAAAGGAAATGTAATTGCCGCACGTGGGACTAAAGTATTTAAAGGTGGCACAACAGGTTCTTGGTCAGAGATTGATACAGGAAGAACAAGTGCAGGAAAGTATACACACTTTCGTTATACTTTAGGTGGTACAGAATTTATTGTATGGGCAGATGGTGCTAATAATGCTACAAAGTATGATAATAGTACAGTTACAGATTTAAATGCTACAGGCGCACCTAGTAATCCAAAATTTGTAACAGGATTTAAAGACTCTTTATTCTTTGCAGGAATGTCGAGCAGTCCTCAAGAGGTAATTTATACAGCCCCTTTTACTGATAATGATTTTTCAGTCGCTAATGGTGGAGGATTTTTTAATGTAGATAGTGATATTACTGGATTATTTCCTTTTCGTGACCAATTATTTGTATTTTGTGAAGAAAGAATTTTTAGAGTTACAGGTATTCCGGGTGGAGAAGGGCAACTTGGACTTAATGTTTCTCCTGTTACACAAGAAATAGGATGCATAAACGGATTTACAATACAAGAATTTGGGGGAGATGTTATATTCTTAGGTCCTGATGGATTAAGGACAGTAGCAGGTACAGAAAGAATTGGTGACGTTGAACTAGGTACAATAAGCAGACCTGTACAAAGAAGATTTCAAGAACTAACAGATGTTGATGAATTTGATAGCGTTATTATACCTGATAAAACACAGTATCGTATTTTCTTTTCTAACTCAGCAACAAGTAGAGCAGGAACAAAAGGTCTTATAGCAGTTAGAAAAAGTAATAACTATGAGTACGGTGATATACTAGGAATTAGAGCAAGTTCTACAGACTTTATTGTAGCTTCAGGTTCAAGTATAGTACTACACGGAGACTATGATGGCTATGTATATAGACAAGAACAAGGTAACGATTTTGACGGAAACCAAATTGTAGGTAAGTATCGTTCTCCCGATTTAACAATGGGAGATGCAGGTATACGAAAAAATTTCCAACGTGTAATTGTTAACTATGCACCAGAATCAACAGTAAGTGCAGATTTATTAGTTAGATATGACTATGAAGCACCTGATGTGCCAAGACCTGCAGCATATCCATTTGATACAACAACTTCTGTTGCCGTTTATGGAACATCTTTATACAATACTGCAACATATGGTGGTCAATCTAATCCACTTATTAGACAACCTATTGAGGGAAGTGGTTTTGCTATAGCCCTTAGAGTTAATGATAGAGGTACGTCAGCACCATATTCATTAAAAGGATTTCAATTAGAATTTAACGCAGGAGCAAGAAGGTAAATGGGAGCAACATATACAAGACAGTCTTCATATACTGATGGTGATGTTATCACAGCTGCCCACACTAATGATGAATTTAATCAGTTATTAGCAGCTTTTGCATCAGGTACAGGGCATACACACGATGGCACAGCAGCCGAAGGTGGTGCTATTACTAAGCTACTGGGCAACACACTTACTTTTGGTGCAGGAACAGCAGGCACAGACGTAGCTATAACATTTGATGGAGAAACAAATGATGGTCTTCTAACATGGATGGAAGATGAAGACTTTTTTAAATTTTCTGATGATGTAATGCTTATTGATAATGAAACACTAATATTTGGTAGTGACTCTGATATTACTGTTTCATACGATGAAGCCACAACAGACTCTCTAAAAATTGCAGCTAAAGAAGGTGCAGGTCTAGCTATTACTTTAATGGCAGATGAAGGTGATGATGCAGGGGATGAATGGAAGCTTAATATTGCAGATGGTGGTACGCTTACTTTTGGTAATGATATTAATTCTGCAGGCACGTATGTTACTCATTTAACGCTTACGCCAAATGCTACAGTTGCAAATTCTACATTAGCAGTTGCAGGTAACTTAACTGTAGGTGGTTCATTTACTTTAGGTTCAGGTGCGGTTCTTTCAGAAGCTGAACTAGAAATGTTAGATGGTATTACTGCTGGTACTGTAGCCGCAGAAAAAGCTCTTGTAGTTGATTCTAATAAAGACATTGGCACTATACGTAATCTAACTATAGATGGCACGTTTTCTGATGGCAACTATACTTTTGACACAAGTGGTAATGTTAGTGGGCTAGGTACTGTTTCTTCTGGTGCTATAACAACATCAGGTGTTCTTGATATAACCAATACTACTGACGCAAGTGATGCGACAGGGGATACGGGAGCGTTACGCACTGAAGGTGGTGCAAGTATAGCTAAAAAACTTTATGTTGGTACAGATTTAGATGTAGATGGAACTGCTAATTTAGATGTTGTAGATATTGATGGTGCAGTTGATATGGCTACTACTTTGGCAGTTGGAGGAGTTCTTACAGCTAACGCAGGGGTAGTTGTAGATAACATTACAATAGATGGTACTGAAATAGATTTATCTTCTGGGGATTTAACATTAGATGTTGCAGGGGATATAGTATTAAATACAGATGATGGTATTGTTTCACTACAAGATGATTCTGCTACTTTTGGCTCATTAGAAAACTCATCAGGTAACTTAGTTATTAAATCAGGCACAACAACAGCCTTGACATTTAGTGGTGCAAATGCTACAATAGCAGGTGACTTAACAATTAGTGGTGATGACCTAACTATGGGTACAAACACTAGTGGTCACATCATGGTTGCTGACGGAACTAACTTCAATCCTGTAGCTGTATCAGGTGACGTAACTATGGCAGCGAATGGTGCAGTAACAATAGCAAGTGGTGCTGTTGAAACTGCAATGGTTAATGCAAATGTTATAACAGGACAGACTGCCGAAACATCTCTTGACACAACAAATGATACTATACTTATTCACGATAATTCTGCTAGTGCATTAAGAAAAGTTACATTAGCAGCATTGTCTTCAGGACTTGGTGGTATCACAGACGTTGTGGCAGATACATCTCCACAGTTAGGTGGCAACCTCGACACCAACAGCCACAATATACTTATAGACGATGCACACTTTATCGGTGATGAAAATGGTAATGAACAAATTATCTTTCAAACTACAACAGATGCAGTTAATCAATTTGACATAACAAATGCTGCAACAAGCAACGCACCAAGTATATCAGCCACAGGTGGCGATACTAACATTAGTATGAGTTTATTGCCAAAGGGTTCGGGTGTTGTTTTATTAGATGGTAACGGTTCATCAGGTGGTGTATCTATATCAGATGGTTTAATTGATATACGAACAGGAACAGGCAATGTAGCAAAAGTTAAATTTTATTGCGAAAGTTCTAACGCACACGCACAAACATTACAAGCTGCACCACACTCAGCAAGTAGTAGTGCAGTTTTAGTTTTACCAACTGCTTCTGGTAATTTAATTGGAACAGGTGACAGTGGTACAGTATCAAACGGAATGTTAGCAGGTAGTATTGCTGATAGTAAATTAAACACTATAAGCACAGCAGGTAAAGTAGCTCTTAGCGCATTAGAAATAGATGGTGCAAGTGATATTGGTGCAGATTTAGTAGATGCAGATTTAATTATTGTTGATGATGGTGCGGGTGGAACAGAAGTAAAGTCTGAACTTACACGAGTAAAAAAATACATTTACTCAGCTATGTCAGGTGATGCAACTGCAAGTGATGCAGGAGCTTTAACAATAGCAAATGATGCTGTTGAAAGCGGTATGCTAAATGACAATGTTATCTCTGGGCAAACAGAATTAGCGTCTGGGATTGCTGATACAGATGAAATATTAATTAGTGATGCAGGTACAATTAAACGAACCGATATGTCTGTTGTTAAAACTTATGTAGGTGGTGCATCAGCAACCAAAGGTTTTGCAGTCGCAATGGCTATAGCACTTTAATAGGAGAAAAAAATAAATGGCTCAAGATTTTGAAAGAAATACAGCAAACGCAGTAGGTACAAGTGCAAGTACGCTACGTACCGCAAATAGTGATGATGCTATTGTAGGTATTACTATTGCAAATGTCCATACTGCACAGATTACAGTTGAGGTATATATCAACGATGGCTCAAACGATGTTCATATTGTAAAAGATGCACCCATCCCAGTAGGTAGCTCTCTTCAAGTTTTAGATGGTGGCGCAAAAATTGTTATGGTTAGTGGAGATGCTCTTAAAGTTAAAAGCAATACAGCAAGTTCAGCGGATGTTTGGGTTTCTGTAGTTGATACCATAAGTGAATAACAGGAGATAGTTAATGCCATACGTAGGAAATACTGCACAAAAACTTGTAACGGCTGATGACGTAACCGTAACAGATGACCTGACCGTCACAGATGACGCTTCTGTTGGTGGCGATTTAACTGTAACAGGAACAACAACTGTTGCTGCACCTGTTGTTTCAACTGGACAAAACGCATCACATAAAACAAGTTCAATAGTTGTAAGTCAAGAAAGTTCTACAAAAAGTCAAATAAGAGCGTATGGTGCAGATGCGTCTACAGCAGGACAATTAGAGGTAGTTTTGTCAGCTAATGACGGAAACCCTTCTATTAATAATTCTGTTCTTTTTACTGGGTCTGAAACAGTTTTTAATGATGGTTCTGCTGACGTAGATTTTCGTGTTGAATCAGATGGCAACGCTAATATGTTGTGCGTAGATGCAGGAAATGATAAAGTTGGAGTAGGAACAAATAGTCCTTCTGGTATTTTTGATGTTACTAGTAGTGCAAGTGTAGAACCTACTGCAAACATAACTGGTGATGGCACTGGCTACACACATGGAGCAATAGCTTTAAAAAGTAGCACTGGTAATGATGCACGTGTCAGAGGTCAAGGCATATATCTTTTTAATGAAGAAAATGATACAACTTGGTATGTTGGAACTTCTTATCAAAATACATCGGCAGGGAGTAGACCATTTGATTTTAATTTTAAAACAAGTACAACTTCCCTTTCTACCGTAACAGCGCATACAGATAATACCAAATTGCGTATTCAGGCAGATGGCACTATTTCTGCACCAAGTGGAATAGAACTAGGCAGTGCTTTAGACAACACAGATGCTAATACATTAGACGATTATGAAGAAGGTACTTTTACTGGAACTCTTGTCGGATATTATAGCAGTCCTGATAGTGCTGTTACAGCAACTGGATATTATACTAAGGTCGGACGTTCAGTTCATTTGGGAATAGATTTTGGAACTATTAATACTACAGGTGCTAATGGTCCTATGTGGGTAACTGGTTTACCTTTTACAAGCACTGGCTATTATTCAATAGACGGTGTTCAAATGAATAGTTCTGGAACTTATCCTAGCTCTGCTCCGTTTACTTTAGTTTCTGGAACTATCGCATATTTTTATAAACATGTTAACCAAGGAAATGCAACAGCGGTAGAACATAATGCAGGAACTAGTCGTGGACTTAGGTTTTCAAGCACATACATAACTTCAGCATAGTTTTTTAAGGAGATAAAATGGCAAACGGTGATATAACAAAAACGTTAGAATACGATAAAATAGAAGTAGTGAATAGTTGGGGTATACAAGTACGACAAGCAACTGTCGTGCTAGAAGAACAAGCTGATGGTAGTAAGAAAGAACTTACTCGTTCTTTTCATAGACATGCTTTAACACCTTTTACTTCAGTAAAAGACGACGATGGTAAATGGACACATATAGCTACAGACATAAGTGGAGAACATGCAAGCGTTCAAGCTATAGCTAATGCCGCATGGACAGA